TTGACTCAGACTGTCCACCACTGCTTTGATTTGCGTCTGGTTGACTGCTGAAAGCTGCCCGTTGGCTACCGCTTTCTCCGCTGTCTCCTTTACCACCTGCTCGATTCTAGCCACCTCCGAACTGGTTGCTTGCGCCTGTGCTTGCATAGAACCCCATGCTATTGCACCAGATAATGCAGCAGCGGCTATAGGTAATGCCCAGGTTGGTATTTTTATTGAAGTACCTTCGCTCATAGTTACTTTCCTATAAAATATCGCCCCTCAGACGCTTTAGCGTGTCTGGGGGGAGAGCGTTAAACTCCTCTTCAGACATACTGTTTATGTCTAAAGACTTTTCGCCTCTATCAGCAGAGCTTTCGCCAGGAAGTTCAGGGGGCTGAGACTCCGCAGCTTTAAGTTTTTTGCTAACTTCAGCACGTTTTTTAGCCACTTCATCCTGTTGTGGGGTTGGAGCTTTATCTCCAGCCAGAGTTGAGCCTTCTTCGGCAGTTGGTGCAGCTATATCGTTACTCTTGATAACAAAATTAGCTGCTTTGCTTAGTGCATCTACAGGGCCATACCCCTGAACAATAAACGCATCACGCAAATCTATGACTTCTTGGGTGTATTCAGCGTTGTACACTTCAGAATTTTGATCAAAAACAGGGAAATTTGCCTCTAATTCGTTAGCTGCAGTCTGCAAAGCGGTTGCTTGTTGGCTCTGCGTAACGGTTTGGTTCATTTCTTGGCGCATTTCGTAGGCAATCTGCTCCCTTTCTGCTTTTCGTATCTCTTGTCGCAGTGCAGTAGCCTTTTCAGACTCGCCATCAAGCAGTAGAGACTGATATTCGCCTTCTTTTGCCGCAAAATCGTACTCTTCAGGCGCATTTTCAGCTACTTCTTGCGCTGCTTTCATGTCATCAAGCTGTTTTTGCAAGGCTTTTTGCTTTGCAAGCACCTCATCCAGCCTAGATTTAGGAACCATAGGCTTTTTATCCTGCTCTTTAGCAGTGGTTTCTATTTCTTCGGCTGTTTCAGGCGCTTCTGGCTCGATTGGCTCTTCTGTTTCTGCTTCTTCTTCTCGTGCAGCTTCTTCAACACTGCCATCCTCTGTCTCTTCGTTGTTGTCATCGGTCTCATTGGTAGCCTCTTCTGTATCTGGCTCCGCTGCTTCCTCTACTTGCTCTTCTTCAACCGCTTCTGCAGTGTTTTCTTCTTCGCCTAGACCAAAATTAAGATCTAGCGTTTCTTGGGGTTCCATTGGGTCGGCCCCTGGCATAACTTCTGTGTTTTCTTCAGACATTTACAATCTCCTATTAGGTTGGGCGGTTTCTAGCTGTTTGCATAGCTGTACTAGCTATCTTAGCAGCGGCTTGGGTTTGTTGTTGATTAGTTCTAACTTCATTTGTTAGAGAAGCTAACTCTCGGCGTAGCTCTAGCTCCTGCATCTTCATGTTTATCTTAGCTTCTAACTCAGCCATGCGTAATTGTGGTTCCACTTCTGCTGTATCCTGTACTTTTGCAATATTAACAGCTGCCTCTGAACCAATCCTTTGTACTTCGGCTTGCATTTTCTCCAATTCAAGCTGCGCTTGCTGCAGTTGGAACTGCTGTTGTATAGCTTGGGCTTCCATCTGCTCTGGAGTTCTTTCTACACCTGTCATCATCCTAATACGTTTAGCCAACTCGCCTTTCTTAGCCAAGTGGCTGTATTCAATTATTGCATCATCCGGCACAGCTACGCCTACCTGCCGTAAGCTAAGTGCCTCTGCAAACTGTACTTCGTCAAACGAATCTCTAGCGGGTGCAGTAGACACCACCACATCGTATTCGCCCAAAGTTAAGTCATTAATTATCATACCCTCTGGAGTCATCTCGTTTATAACCATCGGCTCTCGAGGCTTCATAGGATCAGAGTCATTAGTAACCTGTATAATTCTTTCTTCTGTATAAAAATTTTGAATAAGATTAAGAATCTTCTCAGCTAAATAGTGCCGGGTCTTACGCAAGTTATCCAAAGGCACTTGGATCATAATCGCACCGCGATTCTGTTTAGCCTGTATAGCTATACCAGATACTTCGGCACTATCCGTGCCAAGCATTGACTCGTTGATACCGCTTATTGCTTGGATATTATTTGCAGCTTTTTGTGCTATACGATCTAAACCAGTAGGTATCTGATTAGGTTGTATCTTAGAAGGCGGGTTAGTACCACGAGCATACTCAACTACTAAGCCGGTTTCGGCACCGTGTTCTTCAAGATCATCAGGGGTCATACCAACTAACGATCCACTTTCTACCATCCATCCACTATTAGCGGTGGTGTTTACAATATGCAGTTCCTGGCTGCTTATCTTGTTTAACTGTTCTTGTGGCGACAGCAAGTTTCGAACCATGCCAAAAGGCGTACCCCTACGAAAATAAGCAAAGTAAGGGACAATCGTAAAATCGCTGTAAGGAGAAAAGTCATCGAACAAAACTACTTTGTCACAGGTTACTGTCCATCGAACCTTCTTTGACATTTTGCTAATAACTTCTAAACCATACTCTTTTGCAAACCTCTTTGTTTTTGAATCTGACCAGTTCTCAGGTACAGGGCGAGAGTCTCCTGTTACAGGGTCAACGTAACATTGAACACGAGTTAGCTTTCGATGCTGTCGTTCTATAACTCGTAGTGACCTAACTGTCTTATATTCATCAGAGTCGTAAGACCCACCCAAGTACTCATCTGCATTTTCGGTATCTCCGTATCTAGTCTCTTCATACTCAATAGAGTCCCTGCCATACGAGTTGCCGTTCTCTGCAATAAACCGTAAATCTTCTGCTTTATCTTTACCGTAGAGCTCTTCAATTTCTTCTAGTGTCATCCACTTAGTTTCAAAGATCTCGTTCCAGGTCTTTGGATCGTACTCCTTAGCATCGGGGTCAATAAGTATGTCCAAAGGATCTTTAGCCGTGATCCGCACCTCACCTTCAATGTGATCAGAAAAATCTATACGCACATCAAAGTAACCGCGCCCATCCATAATAAGACCGTCAGCAAATACCTGCTGCTCTAGCCAATCTAACTTATTGTTATCGGCAATCTGCATATACAACTTGTTAAGCACATCTGCTACTTCTTCAGTTGCACCTCTACGAGGTTTAAATTGTATATCTGCACGGCGAGTAGACTGTTCGCCTAGAACAGTGTTAATAGTTGGAAGTATAGTGTTGACCGTTAAGGCTGGTCGCCCTTCGGCATCCAGCATAGATACATCTTCTATTTCCCACTGATCACCTTGATAATAGGCATCGCACTTCTTTGCCATCTCAACATATTCGACATGCCCATTGTCACGAGCTCTTTCATATCTGTCCCACTGAGTAGAAGCAATTCGCCCCTCTTCTTCAGGAGACATCGCTCTTTTTTTCTTCAATGGGTTTTTCATAGTTAGGCACTCATCGCTGATTTATGTTTCGGGGTAGCTGTTAAATAATCCAGTTTGTCTCTCCATGAAGGCTCTCGGATGACAGGTGCCTGATAAGTGGCAAACTCTGTCATCATCAAACCCAACCATGCCAAAGCATCAACTTGGTCATCATTTACACCCCCAGGGAAACGTAACATCTCTGCGACTAATGGCCCCGTAAATATCTCGTCGCGCGGAAAATATACCATTCCCTGCTGCATCCGTCCTTGGATTGCTCTCGCTCTAGCCTCCTTATCCCTACGACCAGTTCGTAAGTCTTTTATGTACGCCTCGTAAAGCCCCCGCTCCCGTATACGTTTCTCAAGAAAAGGGCCAAGAGCCATCTCAATATGCCCTTTCTCAATACCAATCATCGAAGGTTTCCACTCTTCGTACAGGTCTAATATTCTTTCTACTATCTCAAAGCCGTCAAATCTACCACGAACAACATCAACAATGAATAATTCGTCATACTCATTAACGCCTATAACCATACCTACCGTATAATCGTTTCTGTCTTTTTTACCAATAGCTAAGTCCCATGCGCAGTAATAACGCATCGCATCCATGTCTATATCTTCGGGGTCATAGTATTGGATCATGTCACGGGTAAAGTATTCGCCGTCATCCGCCACAGGGTTTTGTTGATAAAGTGCTGACCAATCTCTAGGGCCAACTGCCTTTCGAATCTGGTCAAGGGCATCTACGCTGTAACGCTCTGGGTGTAGTGCTTCCCCCGCATCCCGATAGTGTTCTTCGCTTTCAGCTATGGCTGGGTATCTAACCACTTCCCAATCATCGCCACCTTCTGCAGTAGCCTTTAGCAATCTCCCTGCAAGGTCATCATCATGCCAGCGCGTAAGAATAACTAAGACTCCTCCGCCAGGCGCTAACCTTGTGTAAGCCGTGGACGTATACCAATCCCAGTTTGCATCTCTGTTATTCTGACTTTCTGCGTCTTCGCGGTTTTTTACTGGATCATCGATAACCAGAACGTGAGCTCCCTTACCAGTAATACCACCCCCCACACCAGCGGCGACAAAGCCACCGCCAGCAGTAGTAAGCCAAGCTTCCGCTGATTGCGACTCAGGATCAAGCCGAGTCTCGAATGCAGTCTTATAAGTAGGCTCCCGCAATAATCCCCTGACCTTCCGACTGAATCCCATAGCCAACGAGCCGCTGTACGAACATGAAATGAATTCGTGTTGCGGGTTACGGCCCAGATGCCAAGCCGGAAACGCAACTGAAGCCAAAGTAGACTTACCGTGGCGCGGAGGGAGGAATAACATGAGGCGAGGTGATTCTTTCGCCACCACTTTTTTGCTGAACTCCTCGAGGCGTTTGCAGACATCTTTATGTACCCATCCTGCTTGGTAATCGGCGTTGAATCTTTCAACAAAAGGTAACAGTCTTTTGCGGGTCAAAAAACGTAAAGCGAGTTCTGCCCTGGCTTTTTCTTCTACAGATTGTTGTGGGACAACTTCTTCTACTATAGGAGAAGCAGGTGGTGGTATAGACTCAGCCTCATCTGCTTTGCAGTAAACACAAAAACCATCGTTACCTGAGTACAAAGTCTCAGGGTGCAGGTTTTTACAACGCTTGCATTGTTGCTGTGGGACTTCAATCATCTGAGGCGGGTTCTAGATAAGCAGCATCCTTACCAGCAATCTTCAGTAGCTCTTCGTCAGACATCCTTTCTAACTGTTTGGGGGTGGTGTCGATACTTATATTTACCTGCGCTGCTGTATCAGGAGTACCCAACCCATGCAGTTTGACTAAGCTATCAACAGTGTTTTTCATTTCAGTTGCGTTAGAGGCAGACTGATAAGCGTCCATATACATAATGTGTGCGTTAGCCACAGTAAAGTTTACGTCTTCGCGCATCTGCTCACGGAAATACTCTAATGCCTGAGCGACCTTGGGTCTTTTGATCGCATCGTAAACAGCGTTAGTGTTGGAATAACCTGCACCGCGCCCAGCGGCTGCTATGCTCATACCACTAAGTACAAGCATCACAAGCTTTTCTTGTTGAACAGTTAAGTCTCCTAGGCTCAAGCCCATGTAGGGCATATGAGATTGAAACTCTACTACGTCCTCAGTGGACGGTTGTTGTTCGTTGCTCTCTGCCAATTTCGTCACGTACACCTTCGTCAAGATAAACGAATATAGGTGCCATATGTAATAACCCAGCACCCTCTAATTCTTGTCGATAATCCTCGATAGAACGTACTGCCTCTACTTTGTAACCATCGTAAACCAAGACTTCGTAACCCCCAGGAGACCTGCCAGTTCCAAGGATTGCAAACTCTAAGCCCTCGATAGATAACATCTGTTTAACTTGGGACATGGCGCGATCTTATCTTTTGTTTTATCCAATCACAAGGGCAGGAATTTTCTGGAAAATTTTTTTGAAAAATTTTTTCTGAATCGCTGAGACACTATCTCCCCATGCCGCTGTCCAGCTACCCGTTTCCCCGATCTCCCCGACTGGAACCTTGTTTCGCATTGTCGGGCTGGAACCTTGTTTCGCAAACGTACCCTCGCAGGCTCGGGTCCGGTCAGGACAATTTCGAATCAATTGGAGCAACCTATGAATATCAAGAATGCAATGAACAACCTCAAGAACCTAACAGACAATGAACTTTTAGGAATTAGAAAGCACACTTTAGAAATGAAATGGAACTTAAAGAAGGCAGGCGCACTCGCACTAATCCAAGCAGAGATTGAACGGCGCACCGCAACAAGAAACCCCAAGGCATACGCCGCTGGCCTAGCAATCAATGCAGCAGTAATTACAGGTGGTGTATTACTTTCAGAAGAGCTTGGCAAAACTTTAGCTGATCTAGTCGTATAACAACAGGAGACCAAAGACTATGAACCCATGTGAAATACAAGACCCCGAATGCCTCCCAGACCCAGACTTTAAATGCTACAGCTGTCCTGAATGTGACCCTGACTGGGAAGACATAACAGGCTACACACTCGAAGAACTTTACGAACCAGACACAGATCCAATATTCGGTGACAACGATCTCTGATCTTGACATCGCGCCCCCGTGTGTCAGCTTTTTACGTGTGTGTCAGGTACTACATCAGTACTTGGCACACATCTAACTAATTGATTTATTTACATTAACACTTGGCTTTAGCCAATGTGTACCATGTGTGTCACCAAAAATAGACATAGTTTAAAACTAGACCCTAGACATTAGACATTAGACTTTTTTTAGAGAACCTAAAACAAGTTGACACACATGACACACATTGATCAATTCGCTAATTAATCAATGACTTATCTCACTTTTGACTTGGCACACAATCTGGCACACAAACCAAAAAATCTGGCACACATACCTCATATCTGGCACACATTACCTGCTCCGCAGCTAATGGTCAGATCAACTTTGATTCTAATCAGCATAAAAGGAGTAAATTATGCAAAATCAAATCGAGCTTTTCCCTTCACCATTCAGAGTAATCATTGCTGGTTCTCGTGAGCTTCCTGCAAGTCCTAATCTAATGCTTCGTGATCTCACTCCCCGCTTTGATAAGCTTCTCTCGGAGAAGGCAAAGCATCATCAAATCACTGTCTTATCAGGCACGGCTCGTGGCTCAGACAGAATCGGTGAAGCATATGCAAAGCATCGTGATTTCAAGATCGAGCAGTTCCCTGCAAACTGGGATCTTTATGGCAAGTCTGCTGGCTATCGACGCAATGTTCAGATGGCTGACAATGCAGATGCGCTTATTGCAATATGGGACGGTAAGTCCAAAGGCACTAAACACATGATTGAGATAGCTGAGAAGAAAGGCTTATTCATTCGTGTCCTAATGATACAAAACCCAAAACTACGTCAGGAGGTGGCGTAACTATGAACAGAAAAGCTTATCCCCCAATGGACCCCGCAGATTTGATCAACGGAGTTCTAACCAAACTGGAATTGATCAAAGCTAAAGAGAGAAAAGCTCAACTACAAGTCGAGATCGGACATCTATTCTTAAAGTTAGATGCAATCGAAAAGCAAAGACTTGATTGGCTTGAGGGCTGGCATCTATACAACGTGCTTGGTGCTGAGAATCACCCTATGTTTGAACGATGCTGTCAAACAGAACTAATGCGTATCATCAACATGACACCTAGGGGAGAAACAGCATGAGAGATTACTCATTCGTAGACATCTTTGCCATCTGCATGACCATCTTGGCTTTACTGCTCTGTACTATCTGCCTGTTCTCAGGCGTTAGTCTTCTGATGGATGACTCAATTACTGAGATCGTAAAGCCAGATGATTTGCCATTCATAGTGTTCTTGGTATTTGCGTGTTTCGCAATGCCATTTACTGGGGTACTAGGTTTCACTGGTGTCCTAGTCAAACTTGTAGAAATAAAGAGCAATAAAAGAAGGAGAAGGTATCGATGAAGATGGAAGAGATGAAAGAAAAAGCAACTCCCTTTCTATCGAAAGCAAAGGCACTTGGTTCAAGAGCAATCGAGTACGTTAAAACTAACCCGCGCGATGCAGCGTATGACCTAGCTGCGATAGCAATCGCTGCCGCGCTTCTTGACATTGACGATGTGTTGGAGGACATCGAGTCACACACAGAGCTATCTGCAGCAATTGACCTTGAGAATTTCTGGAACAGCTAATGAAAGACATTCTTGTATTTGTAGTAGCGGTAGTGTTGGTGCTATCGCTACTACCAATTGTAATGGGGCTTTACACAGCCGCATTTTACATCTCACTAATATTCCTATTTATAGGAATCGTTTTATTTTGGATAAGAAACAGGAGGTAATTATCCCATGACCATGAATGACTACCAAGAGATAGACCTAAACAACCCTGCAGGGTATTACTGGGGCAATGGGTTCGAAGACAAAGATCCCGCTGACATAAACTTTGGAGAGGTTGTAAGAGATCTATCTGGTCAAGTCTTTGACATAGATTGTATCGAAGATTTTGCATGAGGATTTCCAATCCTCATGGTCAGGACAATTTTGAGCTTCAAGGCTCACAACTAAAACTAAACTAGGTACAGGAGGTACCGACTTATGACTGACAAAAACACATTCATTCCTTCCGCTGCATCTGCCGTCTCGTCTCGAGCTGGCAAAAAAGCAAAGCTTGCCCGATACATTGACTCCTTTGATTCCACATTCGAAGACAATGTGTTTCAAGCTTTTGCGGAAGCTCTTGATCCAGAGGGAGCGTACATTCCTATTCAGATCCTTGGTTACGTGCAAGACGTGATGGACAAGATCTGTTGGAATGCTCGTAGACTTATCATTTCTTCCAACCTCGATGATGAGGTTTGGGGTTGCGACCCAACGGAGAAAGCTCGTGAAGACGTAGGTGTCTCATGCGAGATCGAGAATGTGGAGCAGCTTGTTGATGATGACTTCAAGACCCTCTACTGCATTACTTCTAACATGATGCAATGCGTCGAAGGTATGGATTTTGATTTACACTATTTCAATCCATCCGAGGTTATTGACGATGAGTGGGTCTACAACCGTACTTGCGATTCTTTTTCAGATGCGCAAGTTCAGATGGATGACATCGTTGACAAGCTCAAGCAACAAGACAGCGCGACTGCGTTGGCTGACATGAGAGCTCGCGCCAAACTCGCTGCTGCGTAACCCACATGCCCCCGGCGGACTTCGGTTCGTCGGGGTTTTTTTCCACAGCGCCAGGCTGAGTGGTGTGCCTTAACCAGCTTCACGGTAGAGAGTAGGTAAAACAGAATGAAACCTGTTTGTCCCACTTACTCCTACTCTTTACCGTGATCTTATTACTAACCAACAGAGAGGTGACTATATGTCAGGACCATATCTAAGCATGAATGACTTTCAGATAATTGATGATGGCATCAATGCTTTGGACAATGCCGAAGTATTGTACGACCCGAGAGGTGGTATATCTGGAGACAACTGTGTGATCGTAAGATTCACATGCGATGATTGGAGCAAGTGTGAGAAGCTTGTACGTGACTCACCACCTGACTTAACCGAAGACATAAAAATGTGGAGTGCTCAACGATGAAAGCATATTTGATAGACCCTTTCGAAAAGACCATAACCACTGTTGATTACAGCGGTGACTACAAAGACATCTACAAGTTAATTGATTGCACCAGCTTTGACTGCGTGACGTTCAATCAAAACTGGGATGGTTTATATATAGATGACGAAGGGTTGTATGCACAGCCCCAGGCTCATTTCATATTGGAGAACTATCATCAACCACTGGTTAACAAAGCGCTGTGCCTTGGTTGTGATAAGGAAGGCGAAAGCAAAGAGCCTTGGATAACAATCGATGGTCTAGAGAAACTAATAAAGTTTGTAGACCCATTGGAAGCTTATTTTTATTGGGAAAAGAAACACTATGAAATCACATCTGGACAGACGAATAGCTAACGTAGAAAAAATACTAAGCAAACCTAACTTAAAGATTTGGCCTAAGAACTTTTGGTCCGACACCTTAGCTCAACTTCATCATAGTTCAAGGGATGATTTAGTCACTCATCCCGCAGGTCAGCCCCACCTGTGGTCAGAAACGGGGCGTGTGGTTACTTATCAAGAGGGATCTTACTATGACAAAAGACACTAAATCGCACTACGACATAAAGTTTGAGTTTAGAAACTTTGAATCTGAAGACTCTTTTGCTTACACCTCAATCAAAGAAATACGCAACGTAGAATTAAAAAATGTTAGTGGGTGGATAAACAAATTGACAGAGAACAAAGGCGATCCAATAACTATCATCATTACTGCTAACCGCATACTAGATGAGGAAGAAAGTCGCAGATATTTTAAGAGCTTAAAGTAATTTATGATTGGGAGTGTGGCACCCAATCGTAAATCCTCCAAACTGCCACAAGATACAGGAGGTATCACATGGACGAAATACTCGTCAAAGTAATCCGCATCCCTGGTGCGGTGACAGAGGTTGCTCTGTCTTCTGGAGCTACTGTTGCTGATGCACTCAGCGCAGCTGGCGTTGAGCCAAGCGGTTCGGAAACCATCAAAGTCGGTGCAGAGACTGTTGAGACAAGTCATACTCTGGCTGATGGCGACCGAGTTGTTGTAGCTCAGGGTGCCAAAGGTAACTAAAACCTGACCGCACTCTTTGGTTTCTTCCTGCATAGGGCAGGCGTTTGTTCTTTTGACTAGTCCTTTTTGTGCAAGCGTCTATTACTCCCCCTATGCAGGAAGATCTAACTTCAATCAACTATGGGAAAGCATATGGCTCTACTATCGACCATCCGACATGATTCTATTATCCGTGCCGATGACTACAACAACTACCCAATCAATATTGTTGGTGCAGGTGCTACGGGTTCTCGAGTGTTCATGGCACTAGTCGAGTTGGGTTTCACCAATATCAAAGTGTATGACTACGATATTGTCGAAGCACACAACCTGGCTAATCAGGCTTACTTCAACAAACACATCAACCAACCCAAAGTCTGGGGCTTACGTGACTTGGCTGAGAGAAAGCTTGGCGTATCTGCCGATCAAACTCACATGGAGTTCCATACCGAGCGGGTCACAGACAGACAGTTTACTGGCTTCTTGTTTTTGCTGACTGACACAATGGCATCTCGCCGTGAGATTGTGGATGCGCAAGACAAATCAGCTAACAGCGAACTATTCCAAATCTTCGAAACACGCATGGCATCTACACATGGCAACGTGTTTCACTTCTCTCCAACTAACACAGCCCAGCTACAAAACTGGTATGACTCTCTCATCAGTGATGACGAGGGTGAAGTATCTCCTTGCGGTACTAACATATCAGTTGGCCCTACCGCATCACTCATTGCAAACCTTGCAGTGTGGGAGTTTATGAACTTCCTGCTTGATGACGGGTGTGCCACGGCACAGCTGGATGTGTTCTTCAAACCCATGATGCTAGCTACCAGAGACAAAATATGAAAAAGAAAAAACCAACTCAAGTACATTTCGATTCTACATCTGACAGTCCTGAAACTGAGCAGATGTACGAATGGGCATTTCCCAAAGCTCCGAAAGTCTATTACGAAGAGTACGCCTGGCAGTCAATCCAATACCTTATTGCAAAAGTATCTACCGAGGTTGGCTGGCTTGGCCTTGTTGAAACAAAAAGAAACAAAGATGACATCGTTACAGAGCTTACGGTCACAGACATCTATGTGCCTGAGCAGACTGTCAGCGGTGCAGAAACAGACATCAGTTCAGAAGCAATGGCTGACTTGGCTATCCACCTGGAATCGCTAGGCAAAGAGTCAGACAAGCTTATCTACTGGGGTCACTCGCATGTAAACATGGGCGTAAGTCCATCACGCCAGGACGAGATACAAATGCAGGAGTTCCTTGACGGTGGCTGCAAGCTATTTATTCGTGGTATCTACAACAAGCGCAATCAGTCCAAGGTTGATGTATATGATGTAGACCAGAACTGTATACATCAATGCGTATCAAATGGTCCTGTCCCTGAGCCCTTACCTAAACATCTAACAGACTATCTTGATGAAACAATCAAAGAAAATGTCAAGAAACAAAAAACAGTAATCACTCCTCAACTCTCTCTTGGGACGCTTGGCAGAGTCCAATCGTATTCAACACTTCCTACACCTCAACCTACCTTATTCGAACACTACGGTGGCTACTCACCTTATGACGAAGAGTCAGAAACTTTCTACGATGTTGACGGTAATCCGATTGAAGTAACAAAAGAAGAGTTCAACAAAATGACAAAACAGGAAAAGGACATGTTCTTGGAAGAGTACATGGATGAAGAAACTTACACACAACAAGGTTGGAGGTTGTAAACAATGCCCGGTACATTACTCAAAACATTCGAAATATTTCCACACACTGAAGCTATCAAGAATCTGGAAGCAGAGATAGCAACAGAAGAAAAACTAATGCGAAGCCACAGAGACTATTGGCGAGAGCTCAGCATCGATTCTGCTAAAGCAATGAGAGCTATGAAAAGCATTGAACATGCTATAAAAAACAACAGCTACTGGGACTATGCAAAGGTAGCTGGCGGTAACAGTGTGCTTGCTGGACTCATCGAACAGCGAATTAAAAAGCAGTTTGATGATCTATCCCATGCGTATCAAAGATCTCAAGAGTCCATTTCTGATAACCAAGAATCATATAATAATCGCAAGCAAACTATCTTCAACAAAAAGAATGCTAAGCTAAAACTAAAAATCAAAAACCAAAAGCCAACTGTGTACTCCACAGATGTATGGGATCACATGCTACAAGACAGCCCTATCTATGTTCCCAAATCACTAAAGGTTCGAGAATTTACTAGCGATTATTCAACCGCTGTCTTCAAATACAAATTCACACTTCGTACAAAACCACTTAAAGCTAAAGTCATCAACGTAGAACTCGAAAGCCGCACATTCGAAGAGTGTGCTGATGAAGATGACAACATATTTATCAACATACCTGGTATGTCTGTTGACTTTATCCGTCACACATATGGCAGTGCCGAAGTCAGGTTCAGAGCAATCAACCGCGATGACAGAGTTTCTGGCTATGTGACGCGTGGTCAAATACATCCACACCAAACCAGTGTAACTTCACCATGCCTCGGTGACTTTGGCCCACCTATTTACGAAGCAGTAACTGATTTCGATATCCCTATGGCTGTGACCGTGCTTGAGTTGTTCCTCAAACAAGTTGATTCGCATGACGGCGCTGGTCGGTATTGGAAACGATGGTGGGACAAAGACAAGCGAGAATGGGAAAGCAGGAACCTAAACCAAGAGGAGGTAGCGTAATTATGTTTATGAAGTTTCTACAGTTTGTGGTTACATTTTTTACCGTCAGACAAATACTAAAAGACACAAACGATGAAAGAGATAGAGATCAAGATACGGCTTTCCGAAGAAGACCTGGAACAGATTTTGGAGTGGGTGCAGGCTTTGGAGAGCCTACCAGAGATACTGAAGATACTAAAAAAGATAGAGAAAAACCAAGCTTAGAACAAGTTGGTCCTAACTCTTGGAAACATAACCCACCAACCATCAAGGAGGATGACACATGATGCTAGCAGGTATCATTGCAGCTTCAGGAATGTTGTTCCTGTTGTTCAAATTTGGAGTTCGCAAGGTAATTACATACGACATATTCTTTGACGTTCTGATTACTTTTTTTCTAATGATCGTACTTGCCGGTACATTCAGCGGCATGATGGCTGCTTTACTTGGCGGTCTAATTGTTTCAATTGTTTTGTTTGTAATGAAACGCACTATGCGTCACGAAAAATTACAGCTAGTCAAAGTAACTAAGTTTCCATACAGGAGGTGGATGTGGGTAGAACAATAGCAGTAGAAGAAGTCACAGAATGGATCTGCCGACACTGTGGCTATGACATGGGGCATGGCTTCATAGAATGCGAAGACTCAGATGATTACAAGCGACACAAAGATAGTCATCCATACATAACTTGTCCCGAATGTGACACAACCTTTGACCCAGTACTTCAGAGCTCTTATTTCAAAACTAACCTTCCCCCGCTTCAACCATCTCCTCAAGATCAAATCATTGTTGAACACAGAACTGGTGCAACTTGCACAACTCATATAGATCTTGGGGGTACCTACACAGTAGAAGATATCGATGATATTCAGATTACAGACTATGACATTGAAGTTACTTTCAGTGACGGTGAAACGTGTTCCTATGATATTGAATACTCATCAGGTGCCTTTGAGGTTGACGATGACATCAGCAGCACAATTGTGTATGACACAGACTATTCTGAAATAGCTAGTAGATAAGGAAAACAAATGGATAAAGAAGAATACCTAGAAGAATCCAACAAAATCCAAGAACACTTGGACAAAGACTTCAACTCATACGAAAAGCTTCAGTACACATTTGTTTGGCTAAGAACTAGAATGCCTGAGCTACATGATGATATAGTCAAGAAATTCCAACAGATCGAATCAGGTGTGTACGCACATCGACAAGAGCAGGATGCCAAAAACGATCAGTTCTAAAAGGATAAAGCAGGATGCTAGTTACCTTAGACTTTGAAACTTACTACGACACAAAGGTTTCCCTTACCAAACTAACCGTCATGGAATATATCAAGCACCCCATGTTCAAAGTATGGGGCGTAGGTATAAAGATTGAAGGTGAAGAAACAGAATGGTTTGGTGAAGACCAAGTAGAAGATGGACTCAATGACATTGATTGGGAAGAAGCACATTTGTTGTGCCACAACACACCATTCGATGGCTATCTGCTTACCCAACTGTACGGACACAAACCTAAAAGGTATTTAGATACTGCTGCTCTATCAAGAGGTCTCTGGCCTGGGCAGTCTGCAAGTCTCAAAAGCACAGCAGAGCGATGCTTTCCAGACGATCCAACAATGCGTAAAGGCGAAGAGCTCGTAAATGCAAAAGGCATATACGACTTGCCACCTGACATTGAAGAAGACATTGCTGGCTACTGCATACAAGATGTTGATCTTACATACGCTATCTACATGAAGCTGTGCCTAGAGCTACCCGATAATGAGTGGGACATCATTGACCTAACAACCAGACTATTCTGTGAGCCAAAGATTGTAGTCAACTTAGAAAAAACACAAACATTTTTAGATAAAGAAAAAGAAACTACTAAGAAAGCAATCGAAGAGTCTGGTTTAGAACGAGCCGTGCTTGCAAGTAATCAAAAGTTTGCAGCCTGGGCAGAGAGCCAAGGACTTACGGTACCTACTAAAGTAAGCCCTACTACTGGCAAATCTATACCTGCTTTTGGTAAGAACGATGCAGCCTATCGACAGTGGCAACAGCAGCACCCAGAGTATGCACATGTGTTTGCTGGACGAGAGGCAGTTAAAAGCCGCTTGAATGAAACTCGAGCGCAACGCTTCATCAATAGCGTCAATGCCGAGGGCTGCATCCCTTCTCCTCTCAAGTATTACGCTGCACATACAGGTAGATTCGGTGGTACAGAAAAGATAAACCTACAAAACCTGCCAAGAAACAGTGAGCTACGCAAAGTATTAGAAGCTCCTGAAGGTAAGCTAATGTTTGTAGCTGACTTATCAAACATAGAATCAAGAATGCTTGCTTGGTTAGCTGACCAACACAACTTACTAGAGTTGTATGAGCACGGAGCAGATGTATACAGCAACTTTGCCAGTTCTTTATACAACAGGCACATTACAAAAGAAGATGAGATAGAAAGATTCGTTGGTAAAACAGCGATACTAGGTTTGGGCTACGGCATGGGGGCTCACAAATTTATGGCTACATTAAAAACAGCCAACATTGAGATCCCCTTTGATGAGTGTTTATCGGCAGTAAACACTTACCGTAGCACATACGCAGCCATTCCAGCCTTATGGGAACGGTCAGAGCGCATTCTTAGGCAAGCAACCTCCGCAAGCCTTATACAAGATGACCGCTTTGCCTATACCTATAAGTGTCTGGAGGCTGCACCTAATTCTATTCTTTTGCCCAACGGAATGGCACTCAAGTACCATGACCTAAGACTGCTGGGCAATGGCAAAATGCAATACCAATCCCACAACAAAACCGAATACACCTACGGCGGGAAAATAACAGAGAACATAATCCAAGCTTTATCAAGAATAGTCATATGTGATCAGATGATGGCAATACAAAACAAGCCAGAGTTTGAAGTTGTGCTCACAGTTCACGATGAGATCGTTGCAATCAGCGACGAAGATGGCCCAGACGAAAAGCTAGAAGAAATGCTGTACATTATGAGACAGCCGCCTAAGTGGGCCTTAACGCTTCCGCTAGATGCAGAGGGCGGTTGGGATAAATGCTATAGTAAATAGATGAGTGGCTTAGTCTTAACCAGAAAAATAGATGAACAAGTTCTTGTTTATCTAGATGACAATACTTCTGTATTAGTCACAGTAGCTCGTATAGATAGAAACCAAGTGCGTTTGCTTTTTGAAGCTCCCAACAGTGTAAAAATTGAGCGACCAGAACGCCAGGAAGTTGATCTTGTAAAACAGCAAAGTTAGTATTCTAAGCCGCGTTTAGTTTTAGGAGGATAAAATGCAGCTAAATTTTTTATCTGCAAACAATGGCCTGCCCCTGTCAAAAACCTTTGACTCAAGTGGATCAAAGCCATACCCGCTAGTAAAAGATGTAACTAGCCACCATTTCGAAGTAAACACACCTGAAGAACTATTTAAACTACTCAAGAAACAATCAGCCAAAGGCCAATGCCTTCTCAAAGGATCACTCAAGAAAGAACTAAAAAACGAATCACGCAAAGGCAAAACAGATCGCAACGCTTACAGTGATTTACTAGTCCTAGATATAGATAACTTATCCATACCCCAAGTAAACTTTGCTCCACCACTAACAAAGTTGCACGTGGAACATGTAGCAAACATGATCATGGGGCAGCTACCTGAAGAGCTCCACAATGTAACTCACATAGTCCAAGCATCATCTTCATTCGGTATGAAGCCTACCTTTTCGCTACATATATTCTTTATGTTAAGTGTGCCGCTACCGCCCAAAACCATAAAGCTATGGCTGCAGCATACTAACCACACATGTGAGTTACTCGAGGAACAAATAGAGCTGTCCGTAAACGGATACTCTCTCAAGTACACTTTAGATACATCCGTAGCAGACAACGGCAAGCTAATATTCATAGCCCCGCCTATGTTTACAGGCAAAGCTATTAACCCGTTTGGCAATGACAGCGATAGAACTACGCTAATACAAAGAGAACATGAGACCCTAGACCTAGCATCTATGATGGGTGGCATAAGTCGAGAGGTGTGCTTTGAAATATCAAAGACTAAAAAGAACCAGCTTCGTAAAGATGCAGGTATGTCCTCAAAGAAAGAGCGTATACAGATTGCCCAGGTTGGCTATCAAAACGAAGAGATACTTACTAACCCTGACAAAGTATCTATTACAGTAGCAGATGACAGTTCATCTCCTTACATAAGATGCAACATTAATGGTGGTGACAGCAATGCTTACTACTTCAATCTGCAGTCACCCACTTACATGTACAACTTCAAAGACGAACCAATCTTTGAAATAGAAAAAGCTGATCCAGACTTTTATCTCAGCATCTTTGAGATGTTTGAAGACGAGATAACTGAGTCAGGACAGACAAGAAGACCTATAGCAATACGAGACTTCTATACTGACATATACTACTGCGGCGTATTTGATCCCAACTTAAATCAGTTTTCAGATGACTTCCCACTAACACCACTAGCCAAAGGATCTATCGAGTCTTTCATGCTAAGTCATGGGCGACCTGTGCCTGACTTTATACCAGACGCAAGCGTCATATTTGATCCAACACAAGACAAAGAACCTATACAACTTAGCAGTCCGCCTTATTACATAAATATGTATCGGCAAACAAAGCACATGCTAGACGCTGTAAAACCTTCTAAACCATTAACCCTAGGCGAAGGCATAAAGCTAAAGGACATATGCCCTATAACCTACACCCTTATGCACCACATACTTGGCAATGGGGACGAAGAGCTCGAGCGGTTTGTAAACTGGCTTGCGTACATATACCAAACCAAACGCAAAGCAGGAACCGCTTGGGTACTAACAGGTGTACCAGGGACAGGTAAAGGTTTGTTCTACAGCAGAATACTAAGACCTTTGTTTGGTGAGTCACACGTACCTATGAAAGCGCTGCAGAATATAGAGGAGCAGTTCAACTTATACATGCGTACTGCCTTGTTCCTGATAGTTGATGAGTTTCATATGGGGTCTGCCCAGCAAGGCACAGTAAAAATAGCAGACAAACTAAAGAATCAAATAACAGAAAACACAATGACAATCAGAGCAATGCGTAGCAACCAAGCAGAAGTAAAAAGCTTTACCAACTTTATATTCCTAACCAACAGACCAGACGCAGTAAAGATAGAAGATGGGGATAGACGCTACAACATAGCCCCCAGGCAAGAGTCAAAGATAGAGGAGTCTCATCCAGAAGTCTTAGACAACTTGGATAAAATTGATGACGAGCTAAAGCATCTAGCAGGAGCTCTTAGTACTTACAAAGTAGTAGAGCGATTAGTAAGAACATCCTTTAACAACGATGCAAAATCAGAAATGCGACATGTATCTATGTCAGTATTCGAAGAATTCTGCCAGGCAATCAAAGACGGAGACATTATGTTCTTTTCAGATGTGTTGCAGATAGACGCATCAGCATTAATGGGCAGTGGAGAGGTAATGAATGCACAAAGGTTCGTAAAGAACTGGATTGCAAGCTGCCAAGACTCATACTGTGTAGTTCCATCAGAGCATCTAAGAACTGTGTTCCATGCACTTACAGAACAAACACCGCGTATAAACTCCAAAGAGTTTTCAAAGCGGCTTGATCGTAACGGACTCAACAAAGTGCGAAAGCGTGAAGTAAATGCAGGTAGAGACTCTAATCCGATACGAGGTATAGAAGTTCAATGGCAAGTGTCAGAGGACATGCAACAAGAACTAATCGACACTTATTTCTCTGACAAAGATAAACAAGCATTAGTTGCCTAATTCTTTTATAATTTATTTTTTGTAATAGAGTTATTTGTATGGTGGCATTAACTCAACAAGAAAGACCTGACGCAGCTAAACTAATAGTCAAACCAGATCAGTTAGGCCTAACGCCTACCTGGTCTTACTCTGCACTAAAAGTTTTTGAGGAATGTCCTTACAGAACTTACATAAACAGAGTAAAGAAAATTGCAGAGCCATCTAGTCCTGCAGCTACTCGAGGTAGCGAGATACATGAACAAGCAGAAGACTATGTAAAAGGTGTGCTCGGTGAAATGCCTGAAACACTAAAAAAGTTCGAAGATAGTTTTGAAGAGCTCCGAAAGCTTTACGCAGATGCAAAAGTAGAGTTAGAAGGTAACTGGGGCTTTGACTTAGATTGGCAACCAGCTGGGTGGATGACACCTAAAACCTGGGTTCGTATAAAACTAGACGCTTTTGTACATGAAGACGAGCACTCAGCACGGGTGATCGACTACAAAACAGGACAGAAGTGGGGTAACGAAATAGGCCACGGACAACAGTGTTTGCTATATGCCATAGGTACTTTCTTCAGATACCCAGATTTACAATTTGCACAAACAGAACTATGGTATTTAGACAAAGGAGAAACCACCAAGAAACAATTTACTAGAGAAGAAGCAATGTCTTTTGCTCCTGGGTTCCATAGGAGAGGAGTTGCAATGACAACTTGCACAGACTATGAGCCTCGACCTAGTAAAAACAATTGTAAATGGTGTCCCTATAAGAAAGGAGAGTACCCTGAATGCGCATGGGGTGTTTCTTAAAGGTCACGGCCCTGGTTAGTTATAGTTTTACTTTCTCCCAAAACTAAACGCGCAACTAATCAGGGTCGTTTTTTCAGGAAGAAACATGGATGACATAAATCGCCAGCGTGTCAAAAATAAAATAAAAACACTAAGACCGGGATTTGCTGATATCTGCGAATCTTTAGGTATAGACATAGAAGACTTTGTTTATGAGCAAATGAAAGAAGATGCAAAGGAGTTGCGTATGACAGATTTTCCAATAGAAAAAAATATACCTATACCAGAAAGAACCTACGGTAGAAAAACTAAATACCCCGATGTTAGAAAATTACTAAACGAAATGGAGCCTGGAGATAGCGTCTTTTTCCCTTACACAAACGGTAATCTAAAAAAACCTTTCAGCGCATCAGGAAATAATTTTCGCACTACAGCTACAAGAAAAGGTTTTAAGATTCAAGGCAGACAAGCAGAAAGCAACGGCGTAAAAGGTGTTCGTATCTGGATAACTGCAAAACCTGATGCCTAAAAAAGAAGTTTTACGTTGTACCTTTTGTAAAGCAGAAATCGAAGGGGAAGGAAATAGCGCCCTCCCAATATCTAGAGGGCGCTGCTGCTCCAAGTGCTTTAAATTTGTGATGAACAGGAGGTGGAAATAATGCAAATGTATTACTGCTATGACGATCCAGACACAAAGAAACCTGTGATCGTAGAATATGCTCTGCAATGCGATCCCCCAGAAGCAATGTACTGGGCAACTTACAAGCTATCCAAGAAAGACATAAAAATTATTACGCCTATGGACAGGTCAGAGCAGGCTCGTATGAGAGAGCTCATACTCCAAGATATCTTTGTTGCTGAACCAAACATAAGACAGGTCAAAAAGACTTGATAACACTTAATAATTTATAGTAGACTCTAATCATTGCAGAGTGGGGGCCATGTGCATTTTGGTAATTGTGTGCATATGGTGACACTGTGGGATGCCCCTGATTCATATTGCCAGGGGCATCCTTGCAATCTAATTTCAACTTTAAAAAATAACTATGCAACCATTTGAACATCAAACTAAAACAACAGACTTCATCATCAACAAACAAAAATGCTTAATAACCTCAGACCCTGGAACTGGCAAAACTAGAAGCGTCATAGACGCATATACCCAGCTACCCTTAGACAGAGGCCGTATGCTGGTTGTTGCCCCGCTATCAATACTACAAGCCAGCTGGGGAGACGATATCGAGAAGTTCCAACCCAACCTAGAATACTCTGTTGCTTATGCAAAAAACCGCAGCAAAGCATTCGAAGAAGGCAAACCAGTTGTACTTACAAACCATGATGCTGTTAAGTGGGCAGCTAAGAACATGCAGATGCTCGAGGGCTTCAACACAATCTGCATCGATGAGTTCACTGCTTTCAAAAACAAAGATGCGCAACGCAGCAAAGCAATAGCTAAGATCATAGAATCCTTTGACTATCGCATTGGCATGTCAGGTACACCCAACAGCAACTCCATTGTAGACATCTGGCACCCAGCCTATCTCATTGATGGCGGAGAGCGCCTGGGCAGACGTTTCTACTCTTTTCGAAACGCAGTATGTACCAGCAGATTCAACGGCTTTGCTAATGAGTGGGTAGACAAAGATGATGCAGAAGAGATTGTTGCCAGTGCTTTACTCGATATCAACATACGCTACAGCCTCGAAGAATGTATCGATATGCCAGAGCAAACTGTATCTACCTTGGCTACCAAACTACCTAAGAAAGTCATGGATCAATACAACGACATGATCAATGACTCTGTGCTGCATACAAACGAAGCAACAATCAATGCTGTACACGCAGGGGCTAAAGTCAAAAAGCTATTACAAATGTGTACAGGAGCTTTGTACGACAACGAAGGCAACGTAGTTGGTGTGCATGAGGACAGATACAACCTTGTTCTCGAGCTCGTACAACAAAGACCACACAGCCTTGTCGCATTCAACTGGAGCCATGAACGAGACCACATGGTCAAAGAATGTGACAAAAGAGGAATCAAATACGGAGTGATCGACGGTAGTACACCTGGTCACAAACGCAACGATATTGTTGATAGGATGCAAGCAGGGCAGCTTCAAGTTGTCTTTTGCCATCCTCAGTCTGCAGGTCATGGCTTAACAATGACAACAGCTACCACCGTAATATGGGCATCGCCTACTTACAATGCTGAACACTATCAACAATTCAATCGGCGCATATACCGTGCCGGTCAAACCAAACGCACTGAGGTTATCCGCATTGCTGCTGAAGGCACATGGGAGCCAGATGTGTATACAAAACTAGAAGGTAAGTTAGGTCGCATGGAAGAGCTACTAACAATCCTAAACAACTTAAACAAACTCAGGAAGATAGCATGACTCAGGAAGATGACATGACATTGGACGATAAAATCAATAACTTGATCGAAGTAAAAAAACAAATCAAAGATATCAACGATCAACTAAAAGGAATTAAAGAACGGGAAGAGGAGATCGCCCGTGATTTGATACGGGAACTGGAGAAAGCTGGCCTTAAGCGTATGGCTAATGACAGTGCTACAATTTCCGTTGTAACAGAAAATGTGCCTGACGTAACAGATTGGGATGAATTCTATAGATTCATATCTGAACAACAGGCCTTTGAGTTACTGCATAAGCGTGTGTCTGCTACAGCTTTTCGAGAGTTGTCCCAGACACAGGATGTACCTGGGGTACAGACACGCGAACTTGTGAAACTAAACTTTAGATCCCAATAACTAACCCATGAGGTAAACCAATGGCGAATGAAAAAACAGAACTAGCTCTAGCAACTAACAGCGATGCTGTTCCTGCTTACATAAAAGCAGGTAATCGCGGCAACGAAAACGTAGCAGATGCACTAGCTATTCCACGTATTAAACAACTTCAAAAAATGTCTGATGAAGTGGATAAGCACAAAGTAGACAAA